CAGAAGGTTCTACGTTTGCAATAATTCGGGGAACACGCAAACCTCCGCCCATAGCAGAGCCAAAAGGTTCGCTTACCCGAGTTGAAGGACTATCAACTCCAGCAAAACCACTCTGACTGCTAATAGTGGGACGGAAATTGCTTCCTGCATCGGAAGCTTCGACAAGATCACTACGAGGACGCGAACTGATAAGAGTAGGATTGCCAAAAAACTCAATGTTCTTAGCAATGTTCCGCATCATTTGATCATGCAGAACAATTTGCTCCATAAAAGGATCAAACTCTCCTTCACCCTCAGTTCCGCTAGCACTGGGTTTATTTAGAACTTCAACAGCGGGAACAAACCCAAGTGTGTTAGGCCTTTTTTTCATAGGAGCCATAACAGCTCCAGGTTCAATGTCAAAACTAAGTTCACTATCCGTTTCAATCTCGCTGATTTCGTCAGCGGTAATACCTAAGCGAACATATCTTTTATTCTGACCATACGTATTACTAGGAAGTCCTAAATTTGAATTTTTTACTTTATAGCTATAGAGAATTACAACCTCTTCAACACTTCCGTTTAAATCGTGGTAAACCCTGTACTGATCTTTATTAAAGAAATAAATTTGATACTTAAGCTTTGGATCAGGGCGAAAATAAAATAGTCCACATCCGTCAATTAAAAAATTACGGATAATTGTTGGAAAACGAATATCTAGTTTATTTAGAGAAATTACATCCTCTAAAAAACGAGTACGACTTTTATATGTATCTTGATCGCAGTAGAAAGCTATGCCCTTCTTAATCATAAGAAGGGTCATTTGCTGGAGGTGACTAAGCACCACCATCGTGGCCGACTGATGTGAACGATCTTGAGTGCGTGAAGCCTCTAAAATCTCAACATAGCGGCTTCTAGTTTCAGTCGTGCTGTTAGCCATTAAATTTCAGCGGTATGTGCTCAGTCTTTGTTGCCGCGCATCTCTTTAGATTTACGGGCTTTAGCAAGAGCGCGTTTCCGTGCATCTGGACGAAGTTCTTCGCCACTGGGGGCTTTTTTCTCTTCGCGGGCAGCCTTGAACTTTTCAAGGATTTCTGAAGGCATACGGTCAGCCATCTGGAAGGAGATACTTTTTTACTCTCTCCAGTTTAACTGCTCCTTCAGGTAAATCTTCGATTGGATACGAAGTAATTAGATGATCTTGGCGGCCCAACATATCAGTATTGCCTTCCTCAGGTACAAAGTCATCACACAACTTCTGTACTTCTGGTTTGTCCCAAATATAATATTCTGCAATTGATCTAAGTTTGAGTTTCCGTTTATCAGCATTCCCCATCCAACTTAAATGCCACCCGGCATCGCGATTACCGAAGTAATAATTATCTTGGCTGTGCCTCATCGACGAGAGTGTGCCAAAATCTTTTAATTTTTTAACGGAACTAGCTACGCCGCAGCGCCAATCGAAACGTTCTCCTTCGGGCGAAATAAGTTGACGATCAGCCCGCCCGTAGTGCATAGACATACTTAAACGTACAATTTTATCTTCCTGATCCTCAATAACTTTTTTTAATTCTTCAATTTTTGCGGGGTTAGCGATTTCATCGCAATCAGAACATATAAAAAACGCATCTTCAGGAAGCATAAACAACCCAACACTTAAAGCGTCACGCTGACCTCGTTCACGTATCCACGGGTCTGGAGCTTCTTCGTATGAAGGGAGTTCTACGTGCAAAACTTGAACTTTTTCATCACTAATACCTAGTTCTTTTAAAGTTTCTACTACTGTAAAAGGTTTTTCTTCACCTCTATGCGTTCTATTTGCATCTGTAATCAAGAAACCGTCTACGTAATCGTGTAACGTAGCAATACGAAGCTCTAAAAGCTCTTTTTCATTGAAATAAGGAAAGCAATCGATCAGCACAGGGATCAAAAACAACTTTATAGCAGTATACTACCTCTAAACAATTGATTTTGCTTCTGATTTTCGTGAATAAGTGCTAACTTTAGCTTTATTAAGCATTTCCTGTTTCATAAATTCAACTTTTTCATCCATATCTGGATCAAAACCGTTCAGATTTTCATTAGGATATTGAGGCGCCTGTGGCTGAGGAGAACCATAAGGTTGATCAGTGCGCGAATCAGCCTCAAACGCATATTGTTGCTCACTAGGAGCACTAGCATTAGTTTGAGCATTAGAAGCAGCTATTTGATTCTTATATGCACGACTAAAATCTGTTCCAGCCTTAGCGTATGGGTTCATTGAATTAAAAACAAAGCGCTAGAGCTAGTTTAACCTTTTTATCAATACAAAACTACGGTAGAAGCAGTGGTGCCGACGCCGCTGATAGAAGTAATAGCAAAAGGGAACAAAGTATTTGCAGCTAAACCAGAGAGAAGTACGGTCTGACCTCTAGAATCCGAAAACTCAACTTGAACATTACCTTGACTAAGCGTATAAAAGCCTCGGCAAGTTCCAAATGTTTTAGAAGTAGCGCTGGCCACAACAACGCCACTGGCGTATGGAAGCGCAGCACTCTGACCGTAATACGATCCAAAAGCACGAATATCCATGGCTAATAAAACAGTAAGTTTAGTTTACTCGGATATTTCAATTAATTTTTTTAGGTACCACTCACATTTTTTTAAATCTTCAACTCCGTTTTTGTATTCAGTGCGCCATAGGTATTTTAAGCAAGCACCTCGACAATAAGCTTTAAAACCTTCTGTACCTAAAGCTGCTTCAATTGCGTCAATACACTCAACACCACCCTGAGTATAGTGAGAAGGGTGATTTACCGGGTTGTGAGACGGAATCAAAGGAGTAAAGGGTTTTACTTGTGACTCCAATAAAGTTGCAGAGGGCATGGGCATTTCCGCAGCTAAACTTACTTGAGCAACATACTGTTCTAAAGACATTATCAAGAAAAACGTGCAAAATTCTGTGTGTGCTTATCTTAAAGCCGAAACATCGAATTTATAGTCAGCATCGAACCATTATTTTTAGATAAAGCTTGGCTGTACTTTGTATCTCGATGAAGTACAAGACCACAATCAGCAAGGGTAACTACACCTTTTTTAAAGATAACAGGCACAACTCTTCGATGTTCCTGGTCTGGATTAAGTCCTTCAAAAGCTAATCCCATAGACGATCGATCAGCAATAGGCCAGTTTCTATGTGCAGTTTTGGAATAGCTGAGTGTAGGGTCCGCACTAGCAGACTCAATATAAACTTCAGCATCTTCCTGATCCAGAATCATCAGACCAGCATAGGGATTTCCTAATGACACAAACGCTACAAAGCCATCCTCATTGCCTGGTGTGATATAGGAAGAAACTACAAAAGGACGCGTGCCCCAGACATCTAGAGTAGGTTTGTTAAGCTGCCACTCTTTATAGTTATCAAAAGGTACTTTTTCATTGTTAAAAATTTCATAACGGCAAAAACCAGGTTCTAGATTTAATCGCTTAAGACTGTCTTTATACTTAAACCAGTAATCAAAATTTTCACGAGAAAAAACCATATCATTTTCAGCGTAAATATAAAAAGTGTATATTTTTTCCCTAATAACCTCTGCTAAAAGAGGTTTGTGTGCCCAAGTAAGCGCAAAATCAATATATTCTTCAGAAGCAACAATATAATTAGCAATTAATTCTGGAAAGTTAGAATTAATTATTTCACGAAAGTCATCTACGTCAGCACGGTGTTCCCAATCAATAAAAAAATAAAAATCTTTATCTCCAGGCAAAGTCTCATACGCCTGTAGCGCATCTAGTAAAGGGTCTAACCTACTAAGCGGATTATGGGTGGTAAGAGCGATAAAAAAAGAAGGTTTCATCAGTACTCCAGAGTAAAGTTACCTCGTTTTTGAAGAAACGTCATTAACCACGTGTAAGCATCGAGTAAGTCATCGTGCGACGTGGCTCCAATATTGATTAATTGATCGATAAGTGCATCAAATTTGCGAAAGCGATTAAACGTGACTTTTTTATTTTCTAACAAACCAAGGGTACCCCGGAATCGCGCAACTTTATCTCCGCGGAAGCCTTTAACTTCATGAATATGAATATTTCCAAGCCCTCTTTCCTGGAGAAGGACTCGACGAAGGTCTGCTGCTAAAGAAGCTTGGTAAGCCACGGCTTCAACAACTAACGTTACAGAAGAGTATGTAGGAAGAAATTCTCCATTTTGAAGTTGAAGAATTCCCCACTCGACCAACATGTCACACAGTAGGTCTATTTTTTCTAAATTGCCAATAGAACGAACTTGGTGAGCATCAATAATGTAATATTTATCTTTTAACCGTCCTCCCAGCACAAAAGCAGTGTAATCAGATGTTTCATTTTTACTGGCGGAAAGGTCAATGCCCACCGCAAGAGTATCAAATTCAGTAACCACATCCCCTTTAATAATTAAATCAGGAGATAACACTAAGTCCGATGTCATCACTGGCTGTTGCTGATATTGGTAAGCAAAAGCAACAGGATCTAACTCTTTCTGACTCAATAAATATTCTTCACTCCATTGTTCAGGCCAGTAACTACGAGCTTCACCATTGTCATCATAAGTAAGAGCTTCTTGTTGTACTTGTTTCCATCCCTTTTCAGGAATAAACATTGTTTTATGAATATCCAAAGGATGGAAACGCGTACCCAAACATATTGAGCGACCCCCTTCAAAAATAATCGGTGAAATAACAGAAGACCAGTTATTGTTCATTTCCTCCCGAATTGCGGGATTTTTAATATCAATAGAACTTTTAATAGGGTCATCAATAATAACTAAATGTGCTCGTTTAGAAGTAATAGAACCGCGCAGGCCAGCTGCTCTCAGTGTAAATTCTTCATCGCCCACACGGTTAATTCCCGCATAATCAAAATCAATACTCCAACCAATATCAGATTGCATTCCAGCTCGTAGTTGAACTTTAGGAAAAATCTTTTTAAAAGTTGACGAATCAATTAATTGCCTAATAATTCGACTTTTTGGAATAGCCGTGGCAATGTTGTATGAGCAGTAAATAATTTGAAGTGGAAGCCCTTTCGTAGTATGTTTCCCAATAATCCACGCGGTGAAAAGGTTCAGCACGGTACTTTTGGCCGAACCCCGCGGAGCCAGAATATCAAGATTAGGTCCAGCAATATCTATTAAGTATCTACTGCTCTCACCTGTGATTAAGTGCTTATGCCACTCCAGCATATGTGGTGCTGGAGCTTTATCCAGTAGTGTACAGAATGTGTGGAAGTCATCCTGAGCCCTGTTAAAAACATTATCTAAGACACCGGTATCTTCATTTACTGCTTTTACTGCACGAAGTTGAAGGGCACGTCTGTAAGCAAAACTTTCTCTGCTTGGCATTTTTGTGGAAACTGCCTGTATATTGGTAGCAAGATTCTACTGCCAAATGGCTAAAATTCTTTGGTACGGTGATATCCTGTCCAACACAGGATTTGCTCGTGTATCACACAGTATTCTAGAGCACTTACATAAGAAGCACGAAGTTGTTTCGTACGGAATTAATTACGCAGGAGATCCCCACTCTCTTCCCTATAAGGTTTATCCCGCAGCTGCTCTAAACCCGCAGGATCGTTTTGGAATCGGACGCTTGCCCACAGTGGTTGAACAAGAACGTCCAGATTACGTTATCTGTTTAAATGATATATGGGTTGTTAATCAAGTTTGGGAGCGCATTCATTTTCTTAAGCCTCAACTTAAATTTAAATTTATTCCTTATTTCCCTATTGATTCCGAATGGTATCCGGATTCAATGTTGCGTTTTATAAAAGATTGGGATTTTCCTATTACTTTTACAATCGATCAAGCACAAAGAATCACAAGACAAGGGGTTGAACCAAAGTTGTTGGGCGTTATTCCTCACGGTTTAGACGCCAACAAGTTTTATCCAATTGATCAAAATGAAGCTAGAAAAGAATTAAGAATTCCAGAAGATAAATTTATTGTTTTAAACGCCAATAGAAATCAACCGCGAAAACGAATCGATCTAACAATCAAAGCCTTTGCTGAATTTGCCATAGATAAACCAGATACATGTCTGTACTTACATATGAGCGAAAAAGATTTGGGCTGGGATGTCCGAGCTATTTTTGAATCGGAAATGAAACGACGAAATTTAGAGTCCACTATGCGTTTATTTATGACTTCTAATAATATCGACTACACTAACGCTCCTTCTGATGAGCTACTTAATAAAATTTATAATGCTTGTGACATCGGCATCAACACTGCTGATGGAGAAGGCTGGGGACTTGTCCCGTTTGAACACGCTTCCTGTAAAAAGGCTCAAGTCCTACCAAACCACACTTCCTCGAAGGACATTTGGAAAGGCAAAGCACTTCTGGGTGATGTCTCTTCGTGGGTAATCGACAAAGATCTTGGAGTAGAACGGGGGATTGTGGACATCTTCAGCATGGCTGAGTTAATGTCTCAGCTGTACGAAGATGAAGTGTATAGAGAGCATGTAGCCTCGGAGTGCTACGAAGTAACTCAAAATCCAAGTTACAGGTGGAATAAAGTTGCCGAAGGTTTTGATAAAGCAATGATGGAGCTGAACAAATGAGCTTGCAATTTCATCGCTACAACGCTATGTATACACGTGTTGTATATCCTGTTAGAACTCCTGTTAAATCTGGTTTTCCTACTGTCTACCAACAAGCGGAAGAACTGGGAGGCACTTTTACTCGGATTCAAAAAGGGCTTCCTGAAAATTCGGTCGCTAACTTTAGCCCTTGTGTGCTTAAACATAAAGGTTCCATGCTTATTGCTTGGCGTAGTCAACCTGAGCCCTTTTGTTTTCGGGCAGATATGAAATATTTTTACTACAACAACACTCCCACGGATATTTATGTCGGTCAGTTGTTTTCGGATGACACAATTGCAGCTCCTAAAAAACTGCGCTCAAACAAACACAAGCTTAGTTACGAAGATCCTCGGTTATTTTTAACTCCGGACGACGCTCTGCACTGTCAATTTGTAACCAGTTCTTATGCCACTCGGTGGGACACATCAAAGCATTTGTTGGTCAGTCAACCAAAAATTTGCGTAGGTGAAGTAAACGAATATGGTGAACTAGTAGATTGCGTATATCCGCCAGTAGGCGTGAATTTAGTTCCGGGTCAAGCAGAAAAAAACTGGTGCTTTTTTTCCGACAAAAATTCTCTACGTCTTCTTTATTCAACACTGCCCTTAGTAATTAAAACTCCGGGTGAACCTGATAGAGAAATCAACTCTGAATGTTTAACTCAGGTTACTGGGCCGCACGCCACTTTTAACTCCACGGCTCCTGTCGATCTAGGAGATGAATGGCTTGTGTTTTTTCACTGGAAACACATGGCAATGGAAACGGCAACTGCGCAACCTCATCTGGTTTATCACTTAGGTGCCTATTGCTTAGATAAAAAAATGACAAAAATTACTCGAATGGTAAAAGAACCCCTATTTTCAGGTTCTAAAAACGATGAAGTAATTACGTGGTCAGATTGCGTAGGCAACGCTATTTCTTCTCAACCAGCGTGTATTTTGCCTTTTGGCTGCTACGTAGAAGATGACGAACTTGTCATGTCTCTAGGAGTAAACGATTGTTTTATGGGTATTTTTAGAACGGGTGTTTTTGAAATTACGGCTCTTATGGATCCTGTCTAATCAGCTTTTTTCTTCTCTTTCTATAGTAGACCAGATAACTCCAGAAGCGTCTTCCAACAAGGAGAACAAAGTAGGCACGTCTTCAAACGTATTTAAAAGTTCACGCAAACATCTATCTGCGCCCGCAAGCAAAAGCCCACGGCGGTCTACACCGTCCGTAAGCTGACGAACAGCTTGAATATGACTGCGCAGTTCTTTCTGAAGAACTGAAATTTTAGTTGCCGCTGTAGCATGATCTAACATGCCCGTCACAGTCATTTGACGAACGTTGTGTAAATCTGTTTTTAACGAATCAATTTCAATTAAAAGAATCTTTCTTAAATCTTCTTTGGGGTATTTTTCCTGTACCCAAGCCGTAAGATCAGAAATAGATCCTTCGTAAGCCGGTTTCAAAAACCGAGCATACAAAAAAGCTTCTATATCGCTAACACTATTTTTTGCATAATGAACAAAAGCATCTTTTTGAGATTTATCAAGTGAATCTAACCACGACCCTACCGTGGTTGAATCCCCAATTTGAGCTTTAATCATGCGAAGAAGCGCTGCCCAGCTAGAGCAGTAGACGTACCATAGCGTTTCAGAGCTAACTGAGACTCAGTGCTTCCTTTAATTTTGGCTAAGTCGCTAAGAGTTTTAGCTTGTTGAAGCTGAAGATTACTTGATAGCGATTGAGCCCCTAAGGCTAATGATCCTTCTGTCTTAGCTCGGCTGGAAAATACATCAGCTAAGGTAGCTGCTTGTTTAGCCGCAACTTGCGCTCGTGTAGCTTCTTGTAAATTTTTTAATCCGTAGTTAGTAGTAGCAGTCAAATTTGCAAGTTGATTTTCACCACCAAGAGCTGCTGATGCTGCTTGCTGTGCAAATTGAGGAGCTAAAAGTTCAGTACCGACTTTGGCTTGACCTAATGTTTTTTGTAGATCAATGCCTGCACCGACTAAACCAAGAACTTCAGAAGCTTGAGCAGCTGTCTGTATCTGAGCTTGGTTGATAGCTTCTTTAAGAACGGAAAGCTGTGCCGACGAAAGAGTCGAACCTTCAAGTCCTAATGCGCCTCCCAAACTACCTTGCAACACACTCAAGCCCTGCGTTGCTGCGGTTAAAGGACTTGTGGCAGCAGCAGCTTGAGCACCATATTGTTGATAGTAATCAACAGGAGCTGCTTGCGTACCTCCTCCTTTTTTGCCGCTGCCAAAAATACTTCCAGCAGCTCCAGCAACAGCAGTAGTAGCTCCAGCAACAGCAGTAATAGCAGGTAGAGCAGCAAGAAAAGCCATAATTAAAAAACAGGTTTACCTGGTTGGTAGGCGTTAATTGCAGCTTGCGTAGGACCAGCTAATGCACTTAAAACATTAGCGTTAGGAGTACCAGCAATATAAGCTACGTTCATCATAGAACGAGCTAGTTCAGTATCCCGATTAATTTGGGATTGAGTAATTGCTTGCCACGATTGAATATTTTGCAGCTCAATGTCGCGAGCGGTTTTCTCGCGCATTTTTTCCATAGCCGCTTGTTTAGCAATCTCAGTCTGTTGACCATAAACGTCAACATCAATTTGACTGGTCTCCCGACGCCATTTTGGATCAAGAGTACGTTTGGTTGCTTCAGCTTGTTGCCTTAAATATTCTTGAAGAACAGAGGCTAAACCACCTGTGTTGGCACTTCCCTGAGGCATATTCTGCTGTACAGGCAAATCAGGAATACCTGCTTCCCATCCTTCGGGAGGGGGAGGAGGAGGTCCTTCACTAGCGGCAGGAGGTTGTGTTCTTTTTTGAGCACCCTGTGGCTTTGCTTGAGACGCTTGATACTTTTTATTTGCGCCCACACCAACATCAAAGATTGTTTTAATAGGACCTAAGAGAGGGTTTGTTGAGATAATTGCGTCAAGAAAAATTTGACCAGGATTAAGAGTAGTCATAATCAGAATGCCCTCGCAGCTTCAGTAAGAGGAGCAATATTTTCAGGTCGTTTAGCAATGTTAGCAATTGCACTTTCAAGCACATCACCAGCAGAACTAAGTCCAGTACCTAGAGCAGCGGCCATTGCTGGACGAGTAGCTGCTTCTACATCAAGTTGCTTAAGAGCATATTCCCGAGCACCAGCTTCAGCAGCTGAACGACGCAGTTCTGATTCCCGTTGTTCAATAATCTGATCTGCGTCAAGAAGCTCGTAGTTTCCGCCAAGCTTATTTAAAGAAGAGCGACGATAGTTCTCTTCAGATACGTAACGTTGGATTTCTTTGACATCCTGCAACGTAATCATAAACTTCGAACCTGAACCACCTTGAGCGGGAGCAGGTGTCAAGCCGCCTGGTGCCACAGCTGATTGAATACCTCCGGCAACAGTCTCACCAAGAATGTTGGCAAGAATAGCAGTCAGCAAACTACCCCCTCCGGCAGCAGCAGGACCAGCGACAGCCGGAGCAGCTACAGATGCAACAGTAGGAGCAGCGAGGACTGCAGCAGCAGGAACTACGGCTGCTGTCGTTCCCCACGAAGGAACTTTAGTAAGTCCTTGTCCTGCGTTTCCGAGAAAACTATACATAGCCATTAGAAACCTCCGGGGTTGTCATACTTAGTGCCGCTAAGAGGCTTCTTCATAAACTTTAGGATATTATCCTCCTTATTTGTAGGAATTAAACCAACTTCTTGCGCAGGAGAAGGCAAAGCTGAAGTCTGAGGAAAATTAGAACTTATGTAGAGATTCATAAACGTAGAAGCATTCGTCTCAGGAGCCAGCCTACGAACGTCTCGCTCAATAAGTTGTTTCTGACGATTATTCATAATCAGCCTAAAGGTTGATAAGCTTGAGAAGCAGGAATATGATTCGAGCTTGGAGCATTCAACATTGAGTAATTTGCTCCTAAGTTAGGAGTGTCGTACTCAGCAGGACGTTGTGAAGACAGAGCGTCCATATGCTGATCGCCCTGCTCCTCCAAACGATCTAAAAGCTCAAGCATCAACTGAACCATCTCTGGATTTTGCTCCAAAATAGTGAGAAGTTCAATTAAATACATATCCTCATAAGGATCTTCTACTTCCGTATTTAAACGAGAAGCCAGACGAGCCTTTTCCATAGGCTGCGTGGTGTCTGGCATTGAGTTTAATGAACGGGTAGCACCTGTATAAATTCCTTCAGGCTCTTGACCAGGAACAGGAGGAAGAGCTTGGCCGAAGCGACGAATAACTTGAGCAGTCAAAGGCGTTGCTGCTGCCATCTCCGCCGGAGTAGTCGGAACAGGGAGGCCCAGGACGCGAGCTGCTAACTCATAATCAGCCTTACTAAACACCTGAGCACACCGCAACTGCTACATCCATTGTACTGTTAATTCCCAATAAATCGCCTGGGCCGCAGTTCAAGGTTAAACACAATTTCTCCAGTACGTCCGGAGAAGGAATATATCGAATATCGCTATAGATTTTGCGGGTTGTTGTAGGAGATAAATTAGCTAGCTTACTAAGTGCGAACGACGACAACTTCTTAGCGTCTAAAACCGGCTTTAAATTATTAAATAACTTGTCTCCGGTGGTGTAGGAGGAGTAGAAAGGCATCTTACTGAGACTAATTAAAACTAATCATAAATCCTTATATCTTTAGAAACCTAGATGCTTCTGACGTACAAACTCTAAATTGTACATAGTGAAATCAATCGGAAGCTCTGGGTTATTAAAAGGTGTTCTGTAGATTTCTCCATCTACATGAGCCTGCCACGCTGGACTCCACTTATGGTGTAAGTACAGCTTATTAAGCTCATGCGCTACATGGATTGCTTCTGCAAGTTCTTTTTCGGAGCGCCAGGTTTGGCTTCCATCTGAATAATCGTTCTTCTTACTACCGTGGTAGTAACCGTGCTCCAGGTCTAGAACGCGCTTAACGCCATCGTAAATAAACCGCATACCGTAATCCATGTCTTCGCAATAACCCGGATATAAATTTTCATCAAACAATCCATAAGCCTGCACCATCCAGTCTTTTAGAAGAAAAATATCCCAGCCTCCACCAGCACCGTGCACAGTTCCAACTTCAGGATCTTGTGCTTTCTGGTTCATTTCTTCTAAAAAACCAGGCTCAAACATTACGTCATGATTACTGATAACCCAATAAGGAGCGTTCATAAACGATTTAATTATTAAGTTCCAAGCACCCGAACAACCTAGATTTGCGGGCAAGTGGCACACATGCACATTCTTGACAAACTTATTTGCCATTTGCTTCACACTCTCAACTTCAGCAGTAATCTGCCCCCTGCCGTTATTGTTAAATACAACAAAGTTGTCTACAGGATAGTCTATGCTCATAAAGAGCCTGTGTAACCAATAAGGAGTATTTACAATTGCTGTACCCAAAACAGGAATAGAAGAAGCCATAAACCTTTAGCTATGGCAACATAGTAGCACAATTAAATTTTTTTAAACATAGTGCAACCAATTGCTTCCTCAGTCGCAAATTCAGGTAAGGAAAATCCGCAGCCGTTTCGTGAGCTGAAGTTAACACAATCAAAACAAGGACACTCTTCAGTAGTATTAACGATTTCTGCTGGTAATTCGTTAACTACAGAAGCTTTAGCAAATACTGCGGCAAGAGTATTAAAACGCTGCCGAAGACTAAGTAACTCTGAATAGGCATCAGAGTTTATGTCGTAACGAGTTTCTCTAAAGGAACACTTACTGCAGCTAAAACGCCTTCGCCTACCTTCAACAATCTTTCGAGACTCAATAATTTTATAACCCTTAGAGTCACATTTAGGACATCTATAAGGGTCGTTAACAAGACCAGCGAGTTGAGTCTCAGAGTGTGGTTTTAGTTGAGCAGCCATTTGTGTTTATAAAAATAGCCGAGATCAGATTTGAACTGACACTGAACCGAGTTGGTTTTTACATGTGAGCAGTGCTCAAGTTAGTGTATTATGCTGCAGGTGGGATTTGAACCCACAAGGGAGCAAACTCCCGACGCATTTTAAGTGCGATCCGTAGACCTTTCCGGCACTGCAGCCTATAGCAGCATAGTAGCACTATTCGTCGTCTGAGTCATACAGCCAAGTGATATCACCAGGCAATGGTTCGCACCCATACTCATAGGTGTCATAGTCCTCATCGTTCCTGGGGTCCTCGACTGGTGCTTCTTTTGGATCAGTCATCGGCTTTAAGCTGCTGTGTTAATTTTACTTTCTTAGCTGCCACAGCCCTCAAAGCATTACTGACACTGGAGCATTGGTAAGAGCAATAAGGGTCAATAGGTGTACTTCGGTTCTTTTGTCTTTTTAGCCAATCTTTAAGTCGTGGGCCTTTGAGTTCAAAGGGACTCCCACAACGAGGGCAAACACAAAACAGAACAGGACGTGCCATTAGATGTTCTCGTAGAGACCCACACGGGCGTTGGCCCAAGCTCTGCATCCTCTAGGGACACCCTGAGCAGCATATCCATACTTTTCATAAGCTTCTTTCTTACACTGAGTGACCAGCTCAATAAATTGAGTCTGTTTTGCTGTGAACTTGGTTTGATTGTCCAATACGAAGTTAATGAACCAGACACTAAAAACAGTCATAAGAACCAGAAACAAAAGCTGGGGGCTTTTCCAGATAGCAGCCACCCCGAGAAGATGGATGGTGTCGGCTTTGACCGAGAGACGAGGACTCATGGAGCTTCTGAAGTGACTTAGACAGTATAGAGCACACAAAAACAGCCTGTCAACCCCTAGAAAGTCTGTTACTATGTTGATGCTGCTCCTAGCTTTATGACAAACCCCAAAACTTCCTTCAAAGACTTGATGAGTCAAATCAGCAAGGAAGCTTCGGCTGCCAAAGTTGTCGTAGAGGGCAAAAAAAAGTTAAACGAGCGGTATACCTTTAATCAAACTTGGTACGACGCTCTGTTAAATACAGATTTAGTGCTCTGTACCCGTGACGAAGCCAAAGACTTGGCTCTGAAGCCTGCCGAAAAGCGAAAAATTGTTGAAATTGGAATTTACGAAGGCGCTTCGAGCTGTTTCTGGTCAGATTTTTACATGTCTCACCCGGAATCACGTTTAATTTCTATCGATCCCTTTACCGGAAGCGATGAACACCACGCTAAACCTGAGAACTACCCTGAATTAGCTCAGATTGAGCTGACGGCTCGGGGAAATATTGCAAAGTCAGACAACGCAGCCAAGATAGAGATTGTTAAAGGCTGTAGCTGGGACGTTTTCCCTGAACTAAATCGACGTTTTGGCGGAGAAGCCTGGATTGATGTGCTGTATATCGATGGTGCGCACGATTCCGCTTCTGTTGCACGCGATACTACCCTCTATGTGCCTATGGTTAAAGAAGGCGGAATTGTTATTTTCGATGACTATGGCCACCCGGATGTCCGCCGCGGTGTAGATGGAGCGTTGAACGCGTTCGCATCCATGGAATATGCTATTTATTCAGGCTGGCAATTGATCTGCAAGGTTAGCAAGATCGCCAACTCTCCAACGAGTTAATTGCAGCTTGCGCTCTTCCACAAGATGCCAAGAACTTATGGTGCTTTTAGTCCCCCAAGGGGCAACGATTGTGATGCTGCTGTCGTCATTTGATATAACTTCGAAGTTGTCAGCCATCGAGCCAGAGGGTAAATAGTTAAAGGGCGACCTCAAACTTTCGGGGCGAGGTACATTTAATGCAGTTAACCTAGCTGCACCCTTTGTAAGAGGGATCTCCTTTAGTCTAGCTCCCACAGCTGGTTACTCTTCCTGCTTGCGGTGTTTCACGTTTTTACTTCTTTCCTTCTTCCGTTCTACCCGGCCCCCAACTGTAGAGCAGCGGGTGGGATAAGCAATACTCCCGAAACAATTGTTTGCACTCATCTGCAGTTATACCAAGGGCTTTTGCAGCTTGCGGCACGTTCCACCTGGCGACAAACAGCATCGTCAGCGGGTCTTCCTGAGTTGTACGGTTACTTGTACAAGTCGATTTTGGCTTAGTCAATGGCTAGTTCACCATCCTTATTCCAACTTAAATAGTTTACAAACGACACATGGTTACTACTTGACTTATAGCTAGCCACACTGGGCGCGTTTTCTCCACTAACCAACGAAATCAACTTACCAACTTCATTGTAAATGTCCGTTGTCGGACCCTCAAACACACCCATGGGTCGGACCTTGCTCCTCACAGTCTAAAGGCACTAAGGCCCCACTATCGTTGCTACGACTAGTATTTTCACAATTTCTATGGTTTCTACTCTTGCGCAATATTTTATTTCGTGGCCGATGACTCTTCTTCAAGCTCCTCGGCAAGCGCCTGAGCATTTGGTGAAAGGATTGTCATTGTGCCTCCAGCTCGTCGGCGATGGCAAGAAGGGGGTTCTTACCCCATTTAGCAAGCACTGCGCGAAGACCTGCTGCCTGACAGTGGGGTCCTTGTCTATTTTTCTCAGCGTAATATCCAGCAAGATACGTCTCGCTAAGTTCTTTATCCGCTGGCACCACCTGATCCGCAGCAGCGCGGAGGGCGGCGGCGAGACATTTACGATCTTGTTCTAGTGCTTCGTCTGGCCATTCAGCAAGGAACGCATCCAGCACTGCTAAAGCGGCGGGGGAGAGAGTCATGACTGCCCCCAGCGGGCTAGAACGGCGCGGGCGAAGGCAGCCATGCTGCAACATTCGATCACATCAGTAACCGTGCGCTTATCTGTATCTGATCCCCACCAGAACACAGCAAACTCATCAAGCTCCTCATCCGTAGGCCCCACCGGCTGCTCAGCCAGGGCGGCGCGGGCTTCAATTGCCAACGCATGGGTCTCGCGGCGATCATCCATAAGGAGCTGTCGGTAATGATTCAGCTCATCAGCCATACGGGCGCACAAAGCGCGGAAGTCAGTCATTGATCCAGCTCTTTAACAAGTTTCTTCAATGCCTTGAACTCACCCCATGTCAGCCTGATGGTTTGTTCGCCATGGCTGCTCAGGTGAGCGTCAAAGCCTTCACCGTTGTGCCATAAGGACACTTCGATGAAATCATCAAGCTTGGCAGTGTGATCGAACGTACGCAGGGATGCGAACGCAGTGTCGAGCTTGTAGCATTTGATGTCAGTCATTAAGCAATGCCTCCAATAGCTTTTGCGCTGCTTCTAACAGCAATGGAAGTTCCGCTGGATCCACTTCAATTACTTGGTCTTCTTGCTGTAGACGCAAAAAGTACCCACCGTCAGGGTCGCCAGCAAGTTGCACCCAAATCCCGCTTCTGGCGATGTAAGTGGCACACGCCTCCAGCTCCTGGTCAGCACCCCATTGGGCAATTTTGCTAAAAACTTGTTCGTCTCGATGGTATTCAAGCATACTGGCCCACGTTTCTACCATCTCAAACGGTGGGGTGATTGGGTGTTGGTTAGTCATCGAATTCACTGTCAAATGTAAAATATTCAAGAATAGAAGCCATCACAGCAGAATCAATAGATTCAATGATTACTTCAGGAGATGGATCTCCAACATGTTTAAAGGCGCGATAGTAACCACGCCGTACACCTTCCTCGACTGCCTGGCCCAGGATCGTGTAGATCTTTGGTTTCATGCGCAAAGCTGGTTTACGCGTGTATCTTACACGCCCCGGATGATCCCTGCATACTTCTCGCGCATAGCCCGAATGCGTTCCTGCAATGCTGCATTGTTACGAATTGCTTCATTGGCCCGCATCTGAGCTGCAGGAGTCTCACTAGCAAAACCAGGACTCAGATCAGGGGCGCCAATATCAAAGCTAGGAGACCCAGCAATATACATATCTAGAAACTCAACGGGAGAGGAAGTAGGAAGCGCCGCTGGTACATTCATACTTCCCTGTAACTCTGGACTATAAGCTCCGTAACCGTATCCATAGCCAGAATCGTTATACCCGTGCATGAGCTTAAAATAACCTACTTTCAATCTACTTTAATTTTGAGCAAGTTACAGTCACAAGGGTACTTACGCGCAACGGTCGTACTGGCAATACTATTTATCGTTGGCAGCGTGATCCAGTTTTTCTTACCTAAAAAAAAATAAGGAGTCCACCGGTAGCAGGGGCAACACTACGACGACTGTGTTAAACTGTGATCACTGACCTAACACCATGCTTCAATTTATCTGTGCTACAACCATGTGCGTACAACAATACCTAGGTGTAGGTATTACTACTTTTAACTTTACCAACAGTATAGTACACACAACTACAACACAAGTGTATTATTGTGCTAAACAATCCCAAAGCTACAGTTGTCAACGCACTCCAGTGCCAACTCGGTACCAGTATGGATCAGACTCTCTGTACTGATTAATTACTTGATCACGTTCCAGCTCACCGGGAGAAGGTTGTCTTCCGTTATAAGGATCCTGATACACAACAGGGCTATAACGGTTAACCAAACTTTCTTCTTGCTGATTTTCTATTTGCTGAGGAACATCTTGAGGAGCATTCATTCGACTGGTATCAAACCCTACACGTACAGTTTGGTCAGGCCTATAGGTCGGACCTAAGCCTGCACTAACATCAAACATTCCTTTATTCACTGAAACACTACGATTAGGCACATCAATAGTACCGCCCCAACCACCGGGAGTATTTTGTTGAGCCTGGAATACACCACCCGGACCAAACGACACAACACCGCTCTCATCCCCAAATGTAAGAGGTTGACCCATTGTCATATTGACTAAAGGATTATTAACTCTTTGTTGCGACATAATAAGCCCTTGACCAGCAGCATTAAATCCTGCTTCAACAGGGTTATCAGTCGGCATAGAATATCCCCGATTGACCGGACTACTAAGACGGCCAGCTTCTATAGCATTTTTAAAATCATCAACATATGGAAACAAACGACGAGCTTGTTGCGCAGCAACATACTGACCAGGAACTTGCTGCGGCACACTAGCAAGCTGTTGGAAACGTGAATTCGACCGTAAGTAACCCGTTAAAAACTCGTTCGGATCAACAATGGGACCCGAAGTTTCACTAACAGAAGACAAAGCAGGAGCTGCACCAAGAAAACTTGGACTAGCAGCTAATAAAGGTGAAATGTTTCTGTACATGGTTAAAACCTTATAGAAATATTTTACTGGTTTTTAGTTGTAACACTTTTAAAAACATTTTATTAGGTTAACGAGTATAAGGAATCTCTCCCCTACCAAGGGCACCCAAAAAGTAATCAACCTCATTCTTTACATTTTTCTGCAAAGCGGGGTTACTAAGATAATCAGCGACAGCAGCACCTGCAGCAATACCACCGGCAACAGCAGCAGCAGTACCACGGCTCCGTGGGCGAGCACTCACAGGAACACGCTGCATAATTGTCTCAGGAACTTCAGCAAACCGATTCAACTGAGGATTACCAACCATCCCAGGACCAGTGGCACGGATTGTTGCGCCGGGGCGATAAAAATTTGGTTGATACTCAGAAATCCCCGGAATTGGAAGCTGACCAGGAGAAACCGTTAACCGATTAACAATTTCCTCAGCAAGCTCACGAGTAGCTGGCGGAACAACGTCTGCGCCGATAAAAGGAGTCCGACGCCCAGAAAAGTTTTGAAGACCACCAGCGCGAGTAGTTAACAAACCCTGCAGATATTGCTCGACGGGATCCATAGAACTACTTACCTATAAAAAGATTCTAAACCCTAATTTATTACCTCTGTTCGATCCAGGTAAGGAATGCAAGTGCGTCTTTGAGATTAGCAGCAGCAGCAGCAGCGGCAATTGTAAAAGTATCGCTAACTGTACCCATACTCGATCGACCGATTTGATAGACAGTATCTTGATCAATGCGAATGCCAGTAGACCCAGACTGCGCATGAACAAAACCAGAATCTATAGAAGTACCTCCGGATAAAGCACCAGAAGCGGTTATATTGTATTGCGTAAAAGAATTGGTATCAGGCATATCTACCCAAGTGCCATTGAGAGTAGCGTTACGAACAACTTTGTAAAAAAGATCCGTATTATCTAAAGTATTTATTTGGAAAAATGAAGGCAACACAATTCCTTGGAGTGCTGTGCTCTTTAATCGAATAGATAACAAAGGATAATAAATATCTTTAGTTGCTAATCTGATTCCAGCAAGAGGCGTTTGTATATTTTGAGCAATACCAAGTTTCTGAGTACGTGATCCATCAATAGAAATAGAGTTAGACCCCTGGTAGAGACTAGTACTAGAAGCTTGACCGCCCGTTAAATTTTTTATTTCTATACGAATT